TATCCGCCGCTTGTGGCGCGATGGATTTCGTTGAACCACAACGTTTCTGCTGTGAACGTAATCCGCACCTTTAGGCTGTCGGTACCCTCAGACTTGTCTATCTTTGTGATAGAGCCTTTTTTCTTAAATTCTCCCGTTGGAGTGCGATAGTATAGAGTCAAATCATCATCTTGACAGAACGCCGCAAACGCACTGAAATTCTGATATGCGTGGGGCTGGAAGAACTGGATGACCCCGGTTATTACACTCTGATTGATGGAGTTGGTGAGCTGGGTGAATTCGTTCCCGATCTTCTGATACTCGGGGCTTTTTTCATAGCCCAGCCCATCCGCCGTGGTCATGAATCCCGTGTATTTGTCCGGGATGGTGAGTGTATATGTTTCTCTTTTACTGTTTATAAGATTGAATTGTCTTATCTCTAGGCTCATGAGTACGCCGCTCCTAGCTGTCTGTTAATTGCCGATATGCTGACGGTTCCATTGCTCTCTGACATTTCAGGATAATATCTTTCCATCAACGACAGCATTGCATCCATCCGGGCGAGTATTCCGTTGATATCCGTCTGAGAGGATGCTTCAATCCTCGGGCTCATGCTTAATGATGAAGCCGCGTCCATTGCGTCCGTCTTAAGGTCGTCCATTGCGTCCGTGACAGAGCTAGAATATTTCTCAATCCCTACCGCGATACCCTCAGGGATATAGCGCCCTACTTCGTTGGCCATAACCTTTGAGGGTGACTTTATTCCAAAGAAGTTTTTAACCGCCTGTAATGCTCCCTGACACATGGAAACAACAGATGTGATAAATGTATCGCCCATCATCTTCACGCCGTTTATAATTCCGTTAATGATGTCTTTTCCAAGCCCGATCCAATCAAAATTCTTAACTGTTGTGACTATCTGCGTTCCCATTTTCATCGCGGCCGGTACGAGCTGGGGAATTGCCTGAATGATACCCAACGCAAGTTTAGCCGGGAGCGTGACACCCACGGCATAGATTTCTGGCAGATGCTTTATAAGAGTTGTCGCCGCCTCCAACATCAATTTCTGGGCTACTTCCACAAGTTTTGGCATAGCTGTGAAAATACCTGTTGACAGATTTACCACCAGCTGGATTCCGGCATCTATTATTGTCGGCAGATTCGTTAAAATAAAATCTGCAAACTGTATGATCAATTCTCCAGCCGTCTCTATAAGCGTGGGGATGGCTGCAAGGATCCCGTTTGCAAGGTTTGTTATTATCTCAACGCCTGTCGAAAGCAGTCCCGGGAGCGCTGCGGTGATACCGTCAAGGATAGGCTGCATGATATTTGTGACGGATTCCGTGGGTATCAAGCCTTGTAATGCCGTGAGGAGCTGCGCCCCTAAAGACGCCCAATCATAGCTGATTAAGGCATTCCCAAAAGCAAGCGCACACTGAAACGCGGCATTTGTTAGATTCGGAGCGGCTTCGATTATTGCCGTCCCCAATGCCATCACCATATCAATGGCTGTTGATGCCATAGCGTCAGCGTTTTCACCTGCAAAGTTTAGACCTTGAATAGCCAAATCAATGGTCGAATTTAATGCCGGAATTAAACCCTCGCTTATAACTTGCGGTAAACTCTGAAAGATATTCCCTATCATGGGGAAAAGGTTATTTGTTATGAAGTTCCCCGTCGTTTCAAGCAAAGTCGATAAATACGGAGACATATCATTCCCAAGTGTAAGATTAGCGAGAAAATTCTCACCGGCGGTTTTCATAGCATTAAAGGATCCCGTAAAAGTCTCTGATGCTTCTTGTGCCGCTACACCTGTTAATCCTAAATCTTCCTGGATAACATGGATTGCACTATAAACATCACCGAGATTGCTTATATCATAATGAATGCCTGATAATTTTTCGGCATCAACAAGCAACCGCTCCATCTCGGTTTTTGTGCCACCATATCCGAGCTTCAAGTTATCTAGCATAGTATAGTTTTGCTTTGCAAAGCCCTGATAAGCGTTCTGGACAGACATGATATCAGTGCCCATTTTTGCACTATTATCAGCCATATCAAGTATTGCAGTATTAGCCGCCTCAACCGCCTTTATGGTATCGCCACCATAGGCCTGTTTTAAGGATGCTCCAAAAGATACCGCCTGTTCAGCGTATGTATTGGAAGCAATTCCCGCTTTCACCGCTTCTTCGGAGTATTTTTTTGCGGCTTCAGCCGCACTTCCGTAGATGGTATCTAAACCTCCGAATGATTGCTGCAAATCACCGCCAGCGTTTAGGGCGTTTTTTAAGATAGTGCCGATTCCGGCTGCCGCTATCACTCCGGTTAAAGCCCCGACCATGGAGCGCCCTAAAGACGCCCCCGCTGCTTGACCGGCTACCGATACCTCGCCACCAAGTAACCCGCTTATTTTGCCGCTTATACCTTGCGCCGAGGGTACAATCTGAATGTATGCAGTTCCTAAAGTTGCGCCGTTTGCCATTTAAGAATTCTCCCAATCCCTCAAGAAGTCCTCTCCTGTCGCGTATACCTTCGCCCTTTGGGAGTCGGGTATCACTTCAGTCAAAGATTTCACTATTGACTTTGGTTTGTTGCGTCCGCTCTTAGCGTCCTTTGTCTTTACATAAAGATTCAGAGCCGTGTTGTCGGCGATCCGAGCCAATAAGAGGGAATTTAAGTCCGTTTTCATTCCGCATAATTTCATTTTTATGCGGCTATTATCACGGAGACCCACGGCAAGAGTTGCGATATAGCCGGGGGAATATGAATAAATGTCATAAATGCCGTAGGTCTCCGCAAAATCGCATATTAGAGCATCCTCATCAAGTGCGATTAAGCCTGTGAGGGTTTGGATTTTTTTAATTTCTTTCCCACTAAATCCTCTACTTCTCTGAATTCAGCAAGAACGCTTGCGCTTGAAACGATGCCGTTATTGTCTGCGAGGTGATTCATGAGCGCTTCTTTGCCCTCTTCTCCGAGAACAAAAGGCACGACGAAAACTATCCCCTCGAGGATCTCTTTAGGGTTCGTGCCGTTGATCTTGACGGCTGCTTCAACATACCGCCAATCCTCAAACTTGTGCTCATTCACTTCACATTCAAAACCGCTCTTTGTTTTTACCTTCATCCGTTAACCTCACGCTTATCTCTTTGTGTATTCATAGTGGCACTTACCGGCTTCGTCGGCCGCGCAAGAAAGTGTAACATCATAACCAACCGCCTCGGAATCGGAATAGGTTATTTCACCCACCTCAGAAATGGAAGCAGACGGGATAACGATCCTGTGCTTGGTGTTGTCGCGCATCTTCATGTCAATAACGAAAGCGCTGTCAGCCTGTGAAAAGCCCTCAACACCTACCGCCATGCCAGTAGTGAGGTCACCGGTCACGTTGCTGTCGCCATAGACGAACTTCTTAACCTCAACATTAAGTGCTTCGATGAGCTTAAACTGGAACGTGTCATCTGTGCTGGTGGATGTCACAAGGACAGTCTGACCGCCCCATGCCTTGATATTTTCGGAATCCATCTCCCCGGAGTTGGTTACTCCGTCATCAGAGCAGAATCCGAGACAAACAAACGCTTCGTCAAGCGCCGTGTCGGTGTCTGCGGGGAGTGTCGTTCCAATAGGCGCACGGAATACGGCTCCCGTGGGATTAGGTTTTCCGGCTGTTACATTGCTTACTGTGTTAGGCATTTTTAGCCCTCCTATTCATAAAAAGCGATATCAAAGATAGCTTGATATCTGTATTTTTTTGTTTCTGTGTCTGTGGCATTGTATTTGGCATTTAAGGCAACTGATGAAATATCGGGCTCGTTAATGGCTTCATATAGCATCGCCTGTGAAATAGTGTCGCACGCTTGCGCCGCATAACCCATTGATGGAGCATAGACTTGCACGCTTATCATGGCGTAACTGATATGTTCGTCCTGAGAGCCACCCACACGCTCAATGATCGCGAACGTGTCCGGGTGGTTTTTAGGGATTTCCATGTAGGCCGCTATGCCCGTATATGTCTCTATTGCGTTTTTTACCGTGACCTCTATCATGAACCAAATACCGCCTTATGAATTGAGTTGTTATCGAAAGCGTCGCGCCTTGCCTTGTAGGATGTAGCGTGTACGCTGGCGTTTACACGGGTCTTTCCCGTGTGAGTTGTGACCTCGTAACCATCTCCGAGCGTGCTTTTTGCTTTATCGGCGTGCTCTTTGCATATTGCCATCATTTGGGGGCTCTTTAAGAGTTCGCCAACTCCGGCATAATTCAACTCGAACTTAACCTTACTCATAGCGCTCAACCTTTACGTTCTGCCCCCATTTGAGGGGTATGTTTTCAGGTTCGCCCGTCTCAGGAAATCCGAACGTGCGATAGCGGTTTCCCCATATAATCACATCACGATCTACCCAATCATGAGTGTCGCCCTTAGGAATACCAAGGATATATTCAAGCCTTTTCCCGTAAAGGTTCGTGGACGTGGTTATGTCGTCCGTTGTGGGTTTCCCCACAAGTACGCCTGATACATCCTCTAGTTCTTCCGTAGTAGTAGGAACGCCGAACGGATCTACCCCTGATTCAGTTTTATTGACTAGCTGAATTACAGTAGTTTTCATTCTTCAGACCTCACAAGTTCCATAACGGGGGAATATGAACCGATAGCATTACCAACGCCGAGTACTCTTTTATCGGTTTTTGAGAGATAAAGCTCTCCCACACTTCCGCCGCTTGAAATCGTCCAACTTTGCGAATAACTTAATCCGCTCATAGCGCCCTGAGTTGCACCCATAGGAACGCCATAATCACCGCTTGAGCCAATGGCACGTTGTACCATGTTACATGACACATCAGCTTTGATATCGGTGTCAGCGTTTGCATTGTAGGCGTCAATAAGCCGCCCCGCTCTTTCAAGTAGCACTTCAGCGACTGCCCTTTGATCGTCTGTCAGGGTTTCTAACATTCCGCTTTGAAGTTGGTCAACTGTCGCATAACTCATAACAACCTCATTTCTTTTTAGTTGCTTTCTTCTCTGTCACAGTTTCAACCTTTGCGGGCTTTTCCACGGGAGAAGCGGCGAGCTTATGACCCGCCGCCTTATATTCTTCCACGCGGTCATCCGCCACCCACATGGGTGTATTTGTGACCTTATTTATCAGCTTTATCATGACGTTGCATCTGTAAGGGCATTAAATACAGAAGTATCAGCGCGGAAACCTACCTCGATCTCTGCCTTTACCGCGAACATATTCTGCTGGAACAGATTGATTGTAGTAGCACTTTCACCCGTGCCGGATGTAAGTGTAGCATCAGCAGAATAACCGATCTTGACGCCTTCAACCGTGCCATACATAGCCTGAGACCAATCACCAACGATACCCACCTTATTAGGTGTGCCTGCCTTATAAGCGCCCTTACTCTGTACGGTCTTAGCACCCAGTACCATAGGCACAGCGCCCTCAGCTACGGAGTTGATGAAAAGCGGCCTGTCATTGCCATCAGTAGCGCCTAAAAGGATGCTCTTTCCCTGAGGAGCGAGAACAACGCCGTTCATAATTCCACCATGAGCGGCAATATCACCATCAGCGGCTACAAGTCCGCTATAAGTGAGATTTCCACCGATAGCCTGAGCGGTTACGCTTCCGAATGTATCAAAATCAGAACCGGGAGCGCTTCCGTTACCGAATACAGTAGCATCAAACTTCTGAGCGAGTGCGCGGGGAAGTCTTTCAACTATTGCATCATAGAGAGCGGCGGCGTCACGTCTAAATTCATCAGAAAAAGGAACGATTACGGCGAGCTTATAAGCTCTCATGATCTTTGTTGCAAGTCCGGGATCGCTAACAGGCTTTGAAGCCGTCTCGCCAACCCATGCCGCTTCAGGGTCTCCAGTAATAACATTGATTGCTACACCTCTACCGGGGAGAGCGATCTGACGTGCTAACTGCATGATTGCGGACTCTTCCTGAGTTTTCTGCATGATCTCGCGTGATACGTCAACGGGTAAATCAATACTTGTTCTATTTGTGGGTATTCCTGTTACTGCCATTTTTCTTACCTCCAAAAATTAACTAAAAGCCTGACTCGCCCATTCTGCGAAGTGCTGTCGTGGCGAGCCATCCATGACTACTGTTTCACCGCCATCTTTTAACTGAGGATACGGCGCGGGCTTTGCAAAGTCCTTAATTGCTTCAGCTTGTGCACGGCAATCATCCTCGTTTTCAGCGGTTAGGAGCTTGGCGGGTATTCCCGTCTCAACTGAGACCTTTTCCCTCATCTCACGGATTGAAGCCGCCTTTTTCATGGCATTAAGCTCTGATTCAAGCGCCGTGGCTCTTTCCGTGACCTTTTCAAGCTCTGTTTTGTTTGCCGCTTCAATTTCATCCAGCTTGTCAGCCTTTGCTTTGATTTCATCGAATCCTTCATATTTAGAGCGTTCACGCCTTAAACGGTCAGCAACGATCGAATCAAGCTCTGACTGTGTGAATGTCTTTTCTACGGCTGTTACTTCCTGATTCACAGTTTCTTCCATAAAAACCTCCTAAAGAGTAAAAATCCGTGATTATGGCTCACGTTGCCTATTAAAAAAGCACCCTCTCGGATGCTTAATTAACCTTTATTTCTTCAGCTTTTGAACTATTTAATTCTTTGCGCTTCTGATATGCCGCTCTTTTTTGGACATTTATCTTCTCCTTATTTTGTGCATAGGCTTCACGTCTCAGAGCGTTTATCCTATTTTGACTTGTCGGAGCTTCACCATCTAGCGGCGCATCATAGTACATTTCTTTATATTTTTCAGGGTCATACCCTTGTACGGTAGTTTCGGGATTGTGCCGTATTGCAAACGTACAATCACAATGGGCGTGAATATGTTCGGCATGACCGCCGTGGAGTATTGATTTTGTGGCGTTCTGCCATCCCCTAGATGCTAGGGTTAAACAAAATGCACAAGTATCACCGTTAGGAATCCACGCCCATTCTGCATTGTCTCTAATGCCGTTTTTTATCATGGTATCGGCGCTTGAAAGCTTAACAAGCCGCTCAACCGCTCCCGCTACTATTTCCGTGTTTTGTGTCTTAATCGTG